TTCTCTAACAGTTTCATTGTTGGTTACAAACTTTGCACCACTTGTGAATACTGCCTTCTGTGCCAATACACTTCTATGTGTACTAGATTTTCTTTTTAGTTCTGCTAAATATTGAGGAAAGAGGTTGTTATTACCAAAAGGAATAAACTTAGTCCTTACTTTTGATAAGTCTTGAGGTTCTTCAATATGTTCAGGAATTGCTAAGTTAAAAACTCCAAATTCAAAAGTATTACTCTTCTGATTCTGTAGATTTTTTACCTGACTTTTTTGTTTTCTTTGGCTCATCTTTAGTTTTTGTAGTTGATAATTTTTCTACTAATGAAGTCATACCTAATTCTTCATAAGCATACGCTAACTCTTCTTGAGTAGCAGTTGCCCACTTGATTTTAAAATCACCTTTATAAGAAGTTCCAGATGATTTTTTTGCTTTATATGTTGCCATAATTGTATATATTTTTAAGTGTGATAAATCTACAATATTTCCACCACAATCACACATATTATAAAAAAGATATTAATAGGGAAATGTTATAAACTTTTTACGAACTACGTTCAACCTATCTATCTTTAATTATTATGCACCTGTTGTTGCAGTTAATGCTGAAGTATCAACTGTAACGGTTCCTGCGTACTCTCTTGGTAACTCAAATTGTCTTGCCATTAAGTTAACAGTAATACCACTCTCATCAGAATAAGCAGCACCAGTACCACCTTCAAATCCACTTAAGTTTAAGAAAGTTTGACTTCTACTTGGCTTATCTTCATTAGCATATTTTTCAGAAACACCTAATACCCAATACTTACCATTAGTATCTTTAGCGATTCCCATCATACACTCATTAAGCATTTTTTGTAATTCAGTAAATTTTGCTACATCTATTTTTGGTAACATAAAAGATAATCCACACTCAAAAGCAGTTGAACCATTTTCTTTAGTTGCATTTATAGTTAATGCTGGAGTTTCATTTTTAAACTCATATACCAACCAAGCAGCATCGCCACCTGATTGAATATTATCAATGCTATGGTCAGAACCATAAGTGATTACATCAGCAGTCGCCCAACTTCTAAGTAAGATTTGCTCTATACCACCAGTTGCTTGTAAATCCCCACAACCTATTGCTAAACCTGTATCTATTGCCATTTTATTATTATTTTATTAATTATTTAAAAAGTAATTAAGAGAGTGCTTTTACACACTCTCTATTATTACATTATTGTTATGCTACAATTCCCCATTGAACAAGAGAAGAGTATAAGTACTGTACTCCTAACTTGAAGTAACCTCTGAAGAACATTTTCTCTTCTAAGTCATCATAGAAAACTTTGAAAGAACCTTCTGGGTCAGTTACATCAGAACCAATGATTAAGTTCTCAACTGCACAGTAACATACACCATTGTTAACATTTGCTGCTGCTGCAGTAATAAATAAATCAGGGTTAGTATCTGTTAAGATAGTATCCCACTCATACATTGCTACTAACTCAACACCTCTAAACATTACTCTACGCATACCATCTACTTGATTAACGATTGCTAGGTCAGCAGAAGAACCTTCTAGGTTTGCTAAGTAAGCGTTAAAGATTTTAGGAGTTACGAACATTTTTTTATCTCCTGCTGGTACTTGTTGAAGTGCTGCAGGTGCTTGGTCATATACATTTCTAATTAATCCGATTGCATCTGCTGCAGTTGGTGCTGCTTCTGTTCCAGCATACTCAATTACAGTTTCAGCCTTCATTAATTCCATCCAGCCATCAAATGCTGTGTAACCTGCTACTGCACCTGCTACATCACCACCCCATGCTAATCTTACTACATCAGAAGCGATTCCTTTTACTGCTCTGTTTACGATTGCATCAGATAATTGAGTTCCCTCAATATTCATTACATCTACACCAGAACGATACATTTCTTCAATGTAAGTTCCAAAGAACTCATCAGTACATTGTTCTAAAGCAACTCTACATCTACCTGCAGTAATTACTTTGTCATCAATATCAAATTGTGTTGAACCACTTGTTGCAGAACATCCTGCATAAGGTTCTACTATTTTTGTTAGAGCAGCAGAAGTGTAAACATTCATTTTATGTTTAACATTAGGAATAACTCTATAGTTACGCATAATATCATCACTTCTAAATACTGGCTCATAAAAAATCTCGTTTAGTTGTGCACCACCATAAGTTGCTGCTATACTATTATTTGCTACGTTTGCCATTTTATTTTATTTTTTTAATTATTAAATTTACTTCTAATTCTATCTGCCATTGCATTGTAAAAACCTGCATTAGCATCTTCTTTTTTGTTCTCAACTACAACAGGGTCTGCTTCAGTTACAATCTCAGTACCTTTAGCATCTGCTTTGTTGATTTTAGCGTTTAACGCTTCAACTTCTTGTGTCAAAGTTTCGTTAGTTCCTTTTGAAGCAACTAATTCTTCTTCTAACAAAGAAATCTTGTTTGATAATTCAATGTTACTAGACTCAAACTCAGAAATTTTATTTTTTATCTCATCATTATCTCCTAGATTAACAGTTATCGCAGTTTGTTCAGCAACATCTGCAGAAACTTTTACATCACCTTTTACAGCAGTAACAATCTCTTCAACTTTGTTGTTAAACCATTCTTTTAACTCGTTAGTCATTTTTTTGTTATTTATATTAATACTTAATTTATTCTGTATCTCTTCCTGTGTAATGTTCTTAAACTTAGAAACATCATACTTCGCAGCAACTTTAATAGAATCAGAGATAGTATCAATAAAACCCATTTCTAATGCTTCGTTAGCATTTAACCAAGTTTCTTCATCCATCATCTCTGCAAGAGCATCATAAGATAATCCTGTCTTTTTTCTATAAATGTCTGTCAGTTCGCCTGTAATCTTCTCAAGAGTATCTGCTGTCTTTCTCATATCTTTAGCCTCACCCATTGTACCACCCCAAGCATTATGAATCATAAACAAAGAATTTTCAGCCATAACAACCTCATCTGCACCAAGAGATATAATAGTAGCAATACTCGCTGCTATACCCTCAATGTAAACTGTAGTCTTAGCCTCTCTCCTTTTGATTACATTATACATCGCCATACCATCAAAAACATCACCACCTAAACTATTAATGCGTAAGTTGATTGGCGTATCTTTTAAATCTTTAATGTCTGTAATAAACTCTTGTGCAGTTATGCCATAAGTTCCTATTTCATCAAAGATATATACATCAGCAGGTTTTCCTGCCTTGTTCTGAATGTTATACCATTTTTCTGTCATAGAGGCAAAAATAGAATATAATAAACCTTAGTTTACCTTATTTTCGTACAAAACTTTTAATATGTGATATTACTAGATGGTGTAGACTTCTTTCTCTCCTTGTAAACTATATTCTGTGCTTGACTTTCACTTATGTCGTACTTAATAGATAAATCCATCCAAGTGTTAGTTCTACTACCCTCATTGCCTACTAACATTCTATCGAAGTCTGCAATTACCATATAGTTTCTAAGTCTTTTAGGGTCAATAATACCTCTTTCTACAAAATGCCTTACAACATCTTTGCAAGTAGGTGAAGAGCCAAATCTTTTCTCTAAGCCTTCTCCAGCAATTTCAATGAAGTCTTTGACTACATCTATTTTATTTTGCCTTTGCCTTTTTTGAGCCATTTCTTTTTTTAGGAGTTTGTTCTATTGCTATCCACTCTTCTACCATGTTTTCCCAAAACTTACATACTGCTGCTCTACAAGAAGTACACTTCATATCTTGTTTGTGTTGTGGGAATAATAAATGCCACTCTGCAAACATTAATCCTAAAGATTCTGCTTGGTATGTTGGAAAGTTTTTAGTGTGGTTTTTGTTTTTGATAACTGCATCAGTCATCATTTTTCTTTTAGTCTTTGCGTAATTGTTAGCGATTTCTTGGAAATTCATATATGTTTTTTTACCATTTATTCTGAGGACACTTACCAAAGAACTCTTTTGTTAAAGATGTTTTCGCATCTAGGAAGCACTTGCAATCAGCACATCTTGCACCTCTTGCTATTTTAGGTTTCTTTAGTAACATAAAGTTTCGGTAAAAACTACAACTTTTACATATATCTAGCCTTTCTAATTTGGTTTTGTTATCAACAAACATTTGTTTATTTCTTTGATTATTATATTATTGCATCTGATTCTATCACACTAACTGAGTTTTGTGTTGAGGTTATATCTGCTTCAACTACTACTACTTTACTAGCACCTCCCATAGCACCCATCATTTGGTTTTGTCCTAGTGCATTGAATTGTTGTTGTGAGAATGAAGGCATATTAAGTAATCCACCATCTGCAAACTTAACACCTCCTCCTGCAGAGTTCATTGCTGATAATTGATTTCTAAACATTGATGTACTTCTTTTATTTATTACTGCCTCACCTCCTTCTAATTCTACTACTCTACCACCTACTGCAAACTTCTCCCCACCATTAGCGTGTGATTTTCCTTGCACCATACCACCATTAGCAAACTCCTCTATCATACCTCCATTAGCGAATATAGTAGAAATTTGTTGTCTTGCACTTAATAATGCCCCTAATACAGAAACTATAGCAACTAAACTTGCAGGAAAAGGCTGTGTTGCTGCTAATGAAATAGCATTTTGTGCGTTTGCTAACGTGTTTAAATTTGTAGCAAGTGTTGCAGCAGCAGTTACTTTAATACCTAATTTTTTTATACCTTGCAGTTCTTCTTCATCACCTGCCATAGTTATTAAAGTTTTACCAAGTGCATCTAAATCTGAAATTTGTTTTAATCTAGCAGTTTCATCATCACTGTACCCTTGCATTTTTAAATCTATTAATTGTTTTTCAAGAGCCATATACAATTCATAATTTTCTGTAATTAAAAGACTTTCATTTTGCAGTGCATTTTGTGCATCAGTTATTGCATTAATTTTATTCTCTCTTAATTGTCTTTCTGCTTCTTCTTGGCTTAATGTTCCTTCTAAAACTTGTGTCATTAAAACAATATAATCTCTCTCGCTTTGATGTTTTAATTTAGTTGAATGTTCATTTTCTTTCTTTGCTTCAGTATTAGTATTAGTTGCTGTTGTATTTTTATTTGTTTCTTCAGTATTCTCTTCTACAGAACTTGTTTCTTCATCTAAAGATATTCCTAATCTTTTAGCCAAAGCATCTCTATCTTCAGTTGCTACATTTAATTCCTCTGTATGTTCTTTTAAATTTTCATTTGCATTTGCAAGTCTTACAACAAATGGATTTAATTTATTTAAAGTTTTTTGTTCATCACTAAATTTACCCAACGCTTTAGAAGTTTCTTTTTGCAACTGTTCTTTTACATGAGTAAAGTTTTCTGCAATAGTAGCCCCATCTATAAGTTCAAACTTATATTTTTCAGATGCTTCTACTAATTTATCGTACAATCTGGTTTGTGCTTCATCCTGATTTCTTCTAGCCTTACCTGCTTTTTGAGAAATATTATTTAATTTTTCTTCTTCTATTTGTAATGCTATTTTATTTATTAATTGACTGTTGTATTCCTTTAACCTATCTTTTAATTCTTTTGTGCTTGTTTTTTCTGTGTTTATATTTTTTAAAAAATCAGGATATTCTTTTTTAATCTTTATAATTAATTTATTTCTATCCTCTTCTTTTATATTTGCTTCTGTCAACTGCATCACCATTGAATTTAAAGCAATTCTTTCTTCTTCTAATTTTTCAGACATTGGTATGTCAACAAAATCACTTACAACATTTACTAAATCTGCTACACCATCTACAAAATTTTGTAATCCTTTACCAACTACTGATTCAGTAAAGTTTATCATTAATCCTTCCCAAGCAGAGTTTAATCTTTTAAAAGCACCTTCTAAATTATCTCCTACTATTCCTGCCATTTCTGATGCTGCACCAGAAGAATTTACCATTGCATCTCTTAGTCCTAAAGTTGCATCTGTATTAGAAATAAGTTGCTCAAATGATGCTGCTTGTCTTTTTTCAACTACTTGCATTACTTCAGCCATACTACCACCTTCCTCAACAAATTTATTCATTGCTGGAACTAACTCATCATAAGAATGTATTGTTTTACCAAAAGACTTTGTTAGTTTAGAGTTAGGGTCTTGCATTGCTAAAAGAATGTTTCTCATAGATGTACCTGCAATAGAAGCCTCAATACCTGAATCTGTTAATTTAGACATCATGGCTGCAGTATCTTCAATAGAGAATCCTGCTGACTTAGCAATAGGTGCAACCTTAGTCATAGATGTTTGAAACTTTTCTAAATCCATAGCAGAACTTGTAAATGATACTGCCATCACATCAACTACTCTTTGTGTTTCGCTAGCATCTAAACCAAAACCTCTAACTGCAGCACCTGCTACTGTTGCTGCTCTACCTAAATCTTCACCTGTTGCTGTTGCTAATGCCAACGTAGCATCTTGTGCTTGTAATATTTCTTTTGTTGTAAAACCTAACTTACCATAATTAGTTTGTAATTCAGCAACTTGTGTTGCAGTAAAAAATGTTGTACGACCTAAATCTTCAGCAGATTTGCTTAGTTTAATAAAGTCAGTAGTGTTAGCACCTGTAATTGCTTTTACTTTAGACATTTGAAACTCAAAATCTCTAAAAGTTTTTATTGCATTACCTATAGCCCCAGTAATTGTTTTAAATGCAGCAACTGCACCTAATACACCTGCAGCCATCTTACCAAAACTCTTAGTAGTGCTTTTAGTTCTTCCTTCCAATTTTTTTAAATCTTTATCACCTTGTACGACTACCTGTACTACTATCTTTTCTGTATTTGTTGCCATATATATTATATATTAAAATGCTCTTTGAACATTTGTTTTTGGATTATTTTTTTTAATTTGGTCTGCTATCATATTAGCCACATCTACACCGATAGATGGTGCTAACTTACTCGCTACTTCTTTCTTGTATTTATTTGCTACATATCCTGCAAAGTTTGTTCTTCTTAGATTATTACCTTCTGTCCAATACACATAAGGCTCACCATAGAAACCTTGTAACTTTTTAAATATAGGCTCTGCAGAACTTGGAGATAAACCTTTTGCTCTTACCCATTTTACTATTGCACTAAAGTTAGGCTTCTTAGCAAATTTAGGATTGTTAACTGCTTTCCAATAATCAACTGATGAGGTTATGTTTAATACACTCATACCCCTTTTTATAACATTGTACTTTAATCCTCTACTTAATCTACCAGTAGCATTATGCTTTTGTGCTTTTAACTCATCTTGCAGTTTCACTCTAAGCAATCCACCTACCTCTCTTAATGTTATATTTGTATGTTTAAATTTAATCATTATGTATTAAATGTTGGATTATCTAAGTTTCTTCTTAATACCTTATGACTATTGCCCCATCTATCTTCAGCATATATTGGAGTTAAATAATCTTGCTTCTCTTTTATAGATATATTAGTTATTGTTGCATCTGTAGATGAGGTTGCAGTTGTTTGAAAATATATTACGATAACATCTCTACCACTACCTGCTGTAAATAATGATGTAACTAATCCTACATGACTTCTAATAACTGGATAAGTAATAGAAGCAGTTGATGTTAAAATAAAAGTTTCTTCAAATGGAGTGTATGTATTTACAGTTACAGTACCTGTATTTGGGTTTATAGGAGTTCGTAATTCTATTTGATACTCTACACCTTTTATTAATTCTAATTTTTGATACATACCACTATGAGATGTTTTACCTGCATTTCCATTAGCATTAAAAGTGTAATAACCACTACCACTTGTTGGTGCTACTGCAGCGTTTAAATTAATACCTGCATCGCTATGATACCTCATCCATTGACCTGCAGTTGTATTAGGTGCGTTTACTAAAGCATCTACAGCACCATCTTCTACATCATTTGTTGTGTAGTCAGGGTCAGAATTTAATTGATTTCCATAAGCAAAAGCATCACCCCAATTCATAAACTCTCCATTAAAAGTAGTTGTTGTAGCAAATATCTCTAATCCACTTTGATTTGCTATTCCATTACCTGTTATCTGTTGTTCTCTAGCCATAATTAAATACCATTATTTTGATTATCTGTACCAATTTTACTTATAGGTGAATTACCCCATGAACTATCATTCCCTGTACTACCTGATGAAGAACCAAATGTAGGAATACTAGCAGCAGAGTCACCAACTTCAATCCATTCAATTAATTCTACTTTAGTTGTATTATTGTTATTAGGCATATAATCACTTACTTTATTTAACCTCCAGTATACCCCATCTAAATATATTAATTTTCTTAAGTCTAAGTTTATTATATCTGTAATTTTTAAATCGAAATAAGCAGTTCTAATTCTAGGATTTCTTTTAAATTGCTCAAACATATTTTTGTAATATTCTTCATACAATCCTTTTCCTGCTACAGGAGGGTCTGTATATTCACCTGTACTGTCATCATAATCTCTATGCCATACATTACCATAAGATAATATTGGACTAGAATCGATATAACCATACTTTTGTGCTATCTCTGGAGTGGTTTTATCTCTATTTATTGATGTCGCTTGTGGATATATATTTGATAAGTTACCACTACCTGATGAATCAGCAGTTATGTTTTGATAAATGCTAGTCCAAGTTTGTGCTATTGCTGTCTTCTCTCCAACTTGTGAAGCAGGAGAATATTTATTCCAATATAAAAGTCTAGGTGAAAACTCAAAACACTTTGGTGGTCTTGCTTCATCATTTGCACTTGTTATTTTATCATCCTCTTTTTCTTGCCATAGACATCCTGAAAATGGATTGTCTTTTGTTCCTACCCCAGTAGTGTCTTGGTCTTTTGCGTTAAATGTTCCTGCAAAGAAAGGGTTTTCAAAAATACTCTCTCCTCTTTCAAAGTTACTTCCTAAATCTTCTTGATATGGGTATTCATCTTCTATACCTTTAAAATATTCTAATGCTCTGTATTGTACTGTAGCATCTTTGTCATCTGTCTTATATTTAAAGATAAAATTGTTTTTTAAATTAGTTTTCATCCATTTATCGTTAACCTCCTTACTTCTGTCTAACTTGTATGTCCAGTCTAAAGCATTTGCATAAGAATCGTAAAAACTATTAAAAGGCTCTATTTCTACTATTTTACTTGTTTCATTAGTTGTAATTTTTAAATTAAAAGCATGAGCAACACCCTTAATAAAATCTATTTGCTTGTAATCTTTATTAATAACATTATTCAAATTGTATGTCTGACCATATTCTACATAGTTTGGTGCAAAAGCAACATCAAAAGCAGATGCCCCTGATGTTTTCCAAAATATATTTAATGAAAAGTTTTGTATTGAACTCAAAGCATTTAATTTCATTCCTCTAGATAATTTTATCTGGTCGCCTTCATTTAAGTAAACACCTTCCAAAACTAAATCATCTATATTTATATATTCTGTAAAACTAGGATTATTTTCATCTACACCTTGACTTCCTGATTCTGTCAAAGGCTCAAAGCCATGTTGTAATTGACCGACAATATTCCAACTTGTCTGACCTACAGTTTTAACTTCAACATTTATAGCAGCAGTTACAAAAAAAACTTTTTGGTCTTGTGCGCCTCCTTTATAAAGTCTAGCAACTTTTGCTTGTAATCCTCTTATCCTTAAATCATAATAACCATACTCTCCTATTGTTATAATATCACCACTTAATCTTGAATTTTCATCTAAATTAACTTTTAAGTTTTTATCTGGTGCAGAAGTATTTAATGACAAATCAGCCCTTCCTGCCCCTGTATAAAAATAATTATTATCTGCTACTGCTACATAATCAAGATTATCTTCACTTATATTATTAATTACAAATCTTGTAATTCCATTATCAGTTATTTCTGGTAAAATTTCAGTACCTGTCAAAGGCACTCTAGGTGCTACAAGTGTAGTTTCATCTAAAAATTCTGTTTCTACTGCGTACTCATCATATCTATCATTTGGATTGTTATAAGTAAAATTAGGAAGTAACCATACTAACTTTTTAAACATATCTGTGTCCATAAAAGTAGAACTTATAGTATATCCTACTTTCTTAAATATCTTTTCTAAAGTTGTTTTTACAAATAGTGCTGGTCGCCAATCTGGAGATGGTTTAGGAGTTCCATAAGAAAGCCCATTGTTAAAATAACCATAATAACCTATTGTACTTGCTGAACCTGTTCCTAAAGCATCATATTTAGTATCTAATAGTTGTATGTATGGTTCTTGAACAGAAAAATTAAAATCGCCATAAGATGTTATTGGATATACTATTGGAGATGTAGATGAATCACTATGCTCATCACTCCAAGTAGCCATAATCTCTGGCTTTTTATAAACCAAATTATCGCCATAAGTTTCCCAATCAATAGTATTCATATACTGATTGTCTAAAGAAAATGCCCATCCTAAATTGTTGCCATAAAAAACACAGTTATAAAAAGAAACTTTCTCACCATAACCTCCAACTCCAGTAACTTTTATTGTACCTACTGTAGAGTAAAGTTCATCTACAAGAATCTGACAAGGCATATTTTCAGTAGCACTATTAACATTCTCTCCTGTTGTAACATCAAACTTTAATATATTAGCAGTATATAAATTTCTTAATAACTGATTATTATTTTTAGTTGCAGGAACTTTAAATGTTTTACTGTAATCACCACTTGTTGCAGTTATATCTTTTATATCTGATATTTGAAAAGAAAGTGCTAATGGGAAGTCAGAATGGTCTGTAACATCTAACTCTCCAACTATGCTTTTAGTCCAATCAATATTTGAACTTCCATCATAAACGTAATCTAAAATATTAATTTTTACTGACATTTATTAGTTTCTTTGAGTTATTACTTTATGTGCTAATGTATATTCTATATTAAACTTAACTAAACCATTTTCTTGATTAACAGTTTCAATATCACTATTTGTTATGATAACTGGTATATACTCTTTGTCTGATGGTCTTAAGTATGGATTTCTATCATTACCCATCTCTGTAGCATCTGTGTCCATCTCTATCCATACATTTGGAGATAACATTATCTCTTCTAACCACTTTGCAACATCCTTATTTAAAGGCTCTGTATATACGCTTTGTGTTCTTTCTGCGTTTACATTAGTTACTTCTCTACCACCTTTATATATATCACCACCTCTCATGGTATCTGAATGATAACTTGTATCAGCAACACCAGCACCTGCCGAATCTTTATTCCCTTGATACCAAGTTCTATCACCACTTTTTCTCTCAATAACATCTCTACCTATTGTTAATCCTTCTACAATATCTCTTTTGGCAGTATAACTATCTGTTCCTCCCATAGAGTTTAACCAATGGAATCTAACAAAGCCATAAGGTATCTTTACACTCTCTCTGTCTATAGAATAATAATAATATTGTGATTGTCTTCTTTCTGCGTATGGCGACCACATACCAAACTTAGAAACACTAACTCTGTAAAATGCTGTGCTAGACGTTATTTTATTTCCTGTATATGCACTCCAATAAGGATAATTTGAAGCAGCAGGTGGAGTTGCAGGTGTAACCTTTCCTGCTTTTAAACTTGCAGTATTATTAATGTAATAAGGAGATATGTTTTGTATGAAATTTCTATTTTGATATTCATTTGGAACTGTATAGCCACCACTATCAAATGTTGTTATATTATCTTCAAAATCTCTTATGTAAAAATCATTCTCAGCAGTACCATCTGATAAAAATGTTTCTACATATAATCCAACATTACCTACAATACTATCTAATCCTGCACCTCTAATTTCATAAGAATGTGTACTTCTTAAATAAAATTGTAAAAACTCAGCCTCATCTTCTTGTCTTACAGGCTTTTTGTAAATAGAATGAGTAGTGTCATTAATAAAGTTTGGACATCTACTTAAAAAACGATATGTAGTATAATTATCATCATCCATATTAAAAGTTTGAAAGTAATATAGAATATCTTTTTCAAATTGATTAACTGAGTTTATAATTGTTAAAACTGTAGATGTTTCAGGAGAATCTGTAGCAACAACTATCTTACCTGAAGAATCTAAAACTTCAAAACTTGCTTCTACTTGTAATCTTCTAAATGTTCCATTTTTAGAAACATTATAATTGCTTACCACATCACCAACCTGTGTTGTATTACCTAATAAGTTATCTTGCATTGTAAGTCCACCATTCATACCACCATAATCACTACTTTGCCATGTGCCTTTGTTTATAGGGCATAAACTATAAGATAATTGGTCAGAAACTAATTGACTTACATCTATTGTAAATCTTTGTAATGGTGCAACTGAATTGTCAGTATATTTCTTATTAGCAATATCTTTAGACTTTTTTATTGTAGCAATTAATTCTTTATATGTACTGTCAACGTATGTGTAAACTTTAAAAACTACATTTACTAAATCTCCTGTAGCAGTTGCAGGTGTAGCCTCATTATATCCTGTTTTTTTCCATTGTATTTGATACCTTAAAGGGTCGTTTGCACTTTTTAAGTAATTTTCCCTATAATCAAAAAAAGAACCTTTCATGTTTGTCGAATCTCCAACTGGTTGAAATCCCCAGTAAACATCTCCATCTATCGCTGCCATATCTTAATATATTTTATATTTTAAATTTAAGTAACCTTTAACATCAGCAATTTCAGCAGTAGTTAATTGTCTATTAAATATTATTAATTCGTTAAACTCTCCTTTCATATAA